ACTACGAGGCCAACCGCGACAAGATCAAGGCCGAAAAGCGGGCCTACAGAGAGGCCAACCGCGACAAGATCAAGGCCGAAAAGCGGGCCTACATGCGCGAGTATCGCGCCCGCCGGAAGGCGGCGGCGGAGGGCTCGTCATGAGCGGCGCCCCATCGCTGCGCTGGCTGACCGGAGATGCGGCCAAGGCGGCCTGTGTCTTGTGGGCGTCCGGCCAGTTTTCAACGTTCGACATCGCCGTGCTGCTGCAGGTGCCCGAAAATGCAGTCGACCGCACCTTGCGGCTTGCGCGCGATACGGCGCGACAAAAGGAGCGCTCATGATGCTCACCAGCGCGGCACGCCGCCGGCAGGCGGCTTTCCAGCCGCCCTCGGATCTGGCGGCCTATCTGCGCGTTGCGGCGCTGGTGGCGACGCTGACCGGCCTGCCGGCCGACAGTTTCACCTTTTGCGGCCGGCGGCTGTGTTCGCGGCCGAAGGGCGCGGCGCGGTCGCGGCAGATGGCGCATCTGATGACGATCTATCTGACGGTGACGGCGCTGAACATCCGCGCCGCCCGCGTCGCCCGCGCCGCCGGCATGCAGCGCTGCAATGTCAGCCGGCTGGTGCGGCGGGCCGAGGATCTGCGCGACGATCCGGCTTTCGACGCGCTTTTGGAGCGGCTGGAAACACGGCTGGCGGGAGTATGACACATGGCCTGGTATGAGCGCGCCCAGGTTGGCGACCGCGTGGTCTGCATTGAGGGCGCTGCACCGCATGAGTGCGCCAACCCAGAACTTGCCAACGCACTTGTCGTCGGCCGGGTTTATGTGATCACAGAATTGGATTTTGACGCGAGACGAAGCTGGAGAGGCTGCCACGTCTATTTGGGGTTAGCCGAAGTTTCCGGATTATGTGTCGCCGTCCTGTTCAAGCCTGTGCGGTCGACCGACACCGGCATGGCGATTTTGCGCGGGCTGCTGCAGCCAGCCGGACCTTTGGGCGCGCCACCACCTGCCGATGCGCCGGAAACGCCTCCGGCGCGGCCGAAAATTCCCGAAAAGGCGCGGTCATGAACCGGGGGCCGGATTTTGCCGAGCTGAAGGCGATGCTGATCGGTTCGATCGACAGTGTCTGCCGCGACTATTTTCCCGACGGGCACCGAAATGGCGGCTACTGGATCGCCCGCAACCCGAGCCGCGCCGACACGCGGGCCGGCAGTTTCTGGATCTATCTGCGGCAAAAGGCCGGCGGCTGGTGTGACGCGGCCAGCGGCCAGAAGGGCGATGTGATCGACCTGATCGGCCTGGCCATCGGCTCCAGCGACAAGGCTGTGATCCGCACCGAGATCTGCCGCTATCTCGGCATCGCCACAAACGGGCCGCAGGCCGACCCGCAGGCGCGGGCGCAGCGGCGGGCCGAGCTGCAGCGGCAGGCCGACAAGCGGCAGGCGGACGAGGCGCGGGAAACGGAGAAAAGCCGCTGGCGCGCCTTCCACCTGTGGCAGCAGGCGCAGGCGCTGACCACTGCCACCTTTCCCGGCTCGCTGGCCGAGCGCTACCTGTTGGGCCGCGGCATCGACATGGCCGGAGACTGGCTGGCCAGGGGCCGGCCGTTCCCCGGCGCGGTGCGGCTGCTGATGGCGCATGACTATCATCTGGCCGGTGGCGGCGTGCTGAAGGGTCTGCCATGCCTGATCTCGCTGATGAGCGGGGCGGATGGCAAGCCGGCGGCGGTGCACCGCATCTGGCTGACGGCTGACGGCTCCGGCAAGGCGAACCTGCCGGAGCCGCAGCGCAACAAGGTGCGCAAGATCTGGCCGTCATTTGCCGGAACCGGCGCGGTGATCCGCCTGTCGAAGGGGGTCACCGGCCTGTCGCCGGAGGAGGCGGCGCGGCAGGGGCGGCGCGGGCCTGTGGTGATCACCGAAGGCGTGGAGGACGGGCTGGCGGCGATGCTCGGCGCACCGGATTTCCGCATCTGGGCGGCCGGTTCGCTCGGCAACATCAGCGCGACGCCGGTGCTGGACTGCGTGTCGAAACTGATCATCTGCGCCGACAATGACTGGACCAAGCCGGAAGCGCTGGCCCAGCTCGACAAGGCTGTTGCCGCGCTGAAGCGGCAAAGCGTCCCCGTGTCTGTGGCCCGCTCCTGGCACGGCAAGGACGTCAATGACCTGATCGCGGGGAAGGACTGACCATGAAACGCGAAGACATTTTCCAAACCACTCTGCGCTGCACGGAAGCGCCGGGCAGCACCGAGCAGCGCGCGCTTTACGCCTATGCGGTCTTGCGCGGCTTCCCGTCGCCGGAGGTGCTTTACAACAAGCTGTCGGAACTGCACGGGCAGTCGCTGCCGCCGGAGACGCGCTATGAAGAGCTCCCCGAGGAGGCGAAAATCGGCCTGACGATTTTCCGTGGCGTTGCGCAGTTGCTGGAGCCGTTCGCCGATGAACCGATCGAGGCCTTCAATCCGGATGGCGTTGATCAACCGCATGCCGCATCGACGGACGGCGCTGCAGCGGCTGCCCCGGCGGCTGGTGCTGCCGCCATGAGCGATGGACCGACGCCGACGCAGCCTGAAAAGTCCCAGAAGAAGTAAGCCAGCATCATGCCAGACGCATTCGACCCGACAGCCGTGGGGCGCGCAGGCGCTTTCGAAAAGGCGCATGCCGCCAACCCGACTGCCGGCAAGGATGCCGTGGCGGCGATGATCGCCGAAGCGGATCTGGAGGCCGAAGACAAGGCCCGCCAAATGCTGGCGGGCCTTGCCGACCCCAAACCCAACCAGAAGCTGGACGGCATCGAGCCCGGCAAATGGGAGCCGGACGAAAACGGCCTGCCGCCCGGCTGTCCGGTGCTGCCGCTCGGCACCGACGACGGCAATTTCATCTTTCTCGACACGATCGGCCAGCTGCGCATCCTGGCGGCCGGCGAAATGAACCAGGCAGGGCTGAACGCGCTGTTCATGGGCCGCCATTACTGGCTCTACTGGGCCTTTCCCAAGAAGGACAAGGACGGGCTCGTCGCCAGCTGGCGGCCGGAAAAGGTGCGCGAAGTGCTGATGGATGCCTGCAGCCGCAAGGGCGCCTGGAACGCCATGGAGAAAGTGCGCGGGCGCGGCTTCTGGCGCGGGCGCGACGGCCGGCTGATCTTCCATGCCGGCGACCGCATCGTTTCATCGACGGATTTGAAGAAGGCCGAGGGACTGGGCGAGCTGGAGGGCATGGTGTATCCGACGCGGCCGCCCTTGCCCCGGCCATGGCCGGTCACGCTGGCGGCCAAGGCCGGGCCGGCGCTGACGCTTTATCCGCACTTCACCACCTGGAACTGGTCGCGGCCGCAGCTGGACCCGGTGCTGCTGATCGGCTGGATCGGCGTGGCGATCCTCGGCGGCGCGCTGCGCTGGCGCCCGGAAATCTTTCTGCTCGGCGACCGTGCGCGCGGCAAATCGGCGCTGCAGGAGGATCTGAAAGCGCTGATGGGGCCTTTCCTGGTACAGTCGACCGACGCGACGGCTCCCGGCATCTATCAGGATCTGAAATTCGACTGCCTGCCGCTGTCGCTCGACGAATTCGAGGCGACGGAAGACAACCGCAAGCAGAAGGCGGTGATCGAGCTGGCGCGGCGCTCGGCCTCGGGCGGCAAAATCATGCGCGGCGGCGACAAGGGCACAGGCAGCCAGTTTTACGGCCGGTCGGCCTTCATCTTTTCCATGATCAATGCGCCGGCGATGGATCCGCAGGATCTGTCGCGGCTGGCGATGCTGCGCCTCAAAGCCTTTAACGAAGGGGCGACGCGGCCGGTGATCGAGGAGGACGAGCTGGTGCGGCTCGGCCGCATGGTGATGCGCAGGCTGATGGACAACTGGCACCGCTGGCCGGAAACCTACATGGCCTGGCGCGACTTTCTCGGCTCCTGCGGCCATTCGGGGCGCGGACAGGACACATTCGGCACGCTGATGGCTTGCGCCGACATGATCATCGACCATGACGCCGCAGCGCTCGGCCTGCAGCTGGCGGCCAATGCCGACAGTTTCGACGGGTGGCGGCCGTTGCTGCAGGCGTCCGACATGGCCGAGCTCGAGGACGTGACCGACAATTGGCGACTGTGCCTGACGCATATCATGGCGCAGCGGGTCGAGGCATGGCGCGGCGGATCGCGCCACACGGTTTCCGAGGTGCTGGCCGATTTCCGCGACCATCTGCTGGGAGCGGCGCAGGAAGACGCCATGAGCTTCGCCAAGGCGCGGCGGCTTTTGGAGCAGACCGGCCTGTCGATCCTGCAGCCGCGCGACGGCCACGAAGACTACGAACTGTTTGTGCCCAACCAGAACCCGCTGCTGCACGCGCTGTTCAAGGGCTCCAAATGGGCCGGCGAAATGTCGGCCGGCGTCTGGGGCAATGCGCTCAAGGATGCGCCGGAGGGCACGCGGCGCGACGCCAGCGGCCGCATCGCCGGCGACAAGGCGCGCGGCAGCGGCTTCAAACTGTCGAAAATCATCGTCACGCGCAAGGAGGCGGAGAGCTGATGGGCAACACCCCAAGCCCCGCAGAGGGCGCAAAACAGCTGCAGGCGGCGGCGCGGGCGCTGGTCGACGCCGTGTTTGCCGACGAGGGCGGGCAGCCGGGCCGGATGGGCCATGGCGGCCTGCTTTCCCGCGAGACGCTGCTGAAGGCCGATGCCGTGCGCCGCCTTCTGGACAGGGAAACGCAGCCATGAGCGCCGTTTTGTCCGCCCTGACCCCGCGCTTGGCTAAAAAGCAACACGCCCGCACCCGGACCCATAGTCTTCGAGAAGGAATTCCGGGCCTGTCACGGGCAATCCGGGGGCAGGGTGGAACATTGGAACAGGCTGGAACAAGGGCATGTTCCACCCTTAAGTCCTTGGCGGAACAGGGGAAAATGGTCACTGGAACATTGGAACACGAAAAACAGCCTGCGCATGTGTTCGCGCGCGCGCGCTCGCCAAAATATCATGTTCCATTGTTCCAATGTTCCAGAGGGGTATATATTCTTATATATCAAGAGGATAGCCCCGATTTTGCTGGAACGGGCCACCTGTTCCACTGTTCCAGCAATAGAAAAAGGGGCTGATAATGGGCGAAAAATTGTCAGGCGTCGCCAAGGCCCTCAATCTTGACGAAAGGGCGCGTGCGCTGGCGGTTGAAACTGCGGCGGCTGATCCGGCGGCGGGGCAGCTCGGGCTGTTCGAGGGGTCGAGCGTGTTCGGCACGCTCGTGGTCGACGGCCAGCGGATCGTGCCGAACGGGCGCGGCAGGCCGAAGGGCAGCGTCAACAAGACGACGGCCGACCTGGTCAAACTGATCCAGAACACCGGGCGGCACCCGCTGCTGGCCATGGCCGAGATCGTCGCCACGCCGATCGATGTGCTGGCCGCGACGCTCGGCTGCAAAAAGATCGAGGCTGCGGAGTATCACCGCAAGGTGATGAGCGACCTGGCGCCCTATGTCGCCCAGCGCCAGCCGCAGGCGGTGCAGGTCGAGGGCGCAAATGCCGGCATGCTGGTGCTGAACATCGGCGTGGCCGTTGCGGCGGGTGTGGCGGGACCGTTCGGCCTCGACATGCGCGTTGTTGAACAAATCGAGGAAAATCAACCACTTAGCGAAGCGGCAGACGGATCGTCCAATGCCGAACAGTCCAATTATTGAGGCAAGGTCATGAAATCATTCAACAATTTGCCTGCTGGCCCGATGATTGAAAATCAGCGGATCGACGCGCTGGTCCGGGCGGTAAGGGCAGGCCGTGGCCTATCCGTCCGGAGTGGGGTGGGTGCATTTTCACGGCAGGCCAGCCGGGGGCCATCCCCGAAACGCGATCGCCCCAACTCTCCGGTGCCGCCCCGTGCGGTTTTCTGCCTTCGGATGGCGGCGGCCTCCGGCCGGTCCGGGAGAGGGGGAAATCTCCTGCCCCGGTCCTTTGGGGTGCGGGGGAGGAGGGCATCATGAGCAGCGGCAATTCACACGGCAGCCCCGTCAACATCGAAACGGAATATCGCCGCTATGAGGCTGCGCGGCCAGCCGTCCGGGAGTTTATGCGGAACTCTTTTTTTGATTGGAAAATGCCGACACTCCAGCAGATCGGCGCAGACCCGGATGCTTTCATCGAAACGATGATCCGGCATGACATCGCCTATTCGAAATCGAAAGCATCGCAATGGGGGGATGCCGACGGATGGATCGCTGCCCAGGGTGCGCGCAAACGCCGTCACTGGACCGATGCCGGAAACAGGGGGCGCAAGGCGAGGGCATCATGAGCGATTTCACAATCCGCGACTACTCGTCACCGGGCCCTGTGGCCAATGCCTATCTGATGGACCGCACCAACACGGTGCGCTTCCTGATGGGGCCGTTCGGCTCGGGCAAGACCAATGTCAATTTTTTCGACAAGCTGAAGTGCGCGATGGAAATGCCCAAATGCACACGCGGCGGGCCCGAGCGCGTCGGCAACCGGTTCTACCGCCATGTCGAGCTGCGCGACACCTACCAGAACCTCTGGGGCACGACGATCAAAAGCTGGAATGCCGGCTGGTTCGACAAACATGTCGGCAAATGGTCCGGCGGCGAAGGACGGCGCGCCACGCACGAGCTGGTGTTTGACATGGCCGATGGCGGGCGGCTGTATTTCGAGCTGATCTTCCAGGCAATGCAGGACCAGGACATCGAAAGCGCGCTGCGCGGCATCGAACCGACAAGCGTCAACCTTGGCGAAGCGGATCTGATGAACGGCGACGTGCTGCTCTATTCCGCCGGCCGCGTCATGCAGCAGCGCTACCCGCGCAAGGACTGGTTTGACGAGGGACAGCAATACTACACATCGGTGACCGGCGACCTGAACCCGCCCGACATGGACAATTACGTTTACAACATTTTCGAGGAAGTGCGACCGGCCGGACACAAGCTCTACAAGCAGCCTAGCGGACGCGGGCCGATGGGCGAGAACCGCGCGGCGATCCCGCGCGAGATCTATGACAAGATGGCTCGGGAGAATGCGCACCGGCCCTGGTGGGTTCGCCGCATGGTCGACGGCCAATATGGCTACAGCCGCGAGGGCGAGCCGGTCTATACCGAATATGACGACACGGTCCATTGCGCCGAAAATGATTTCGACCCCATTCCGGGCCTTGGCATCCGGCTTGGCTTTGACCAGGGCATTCGCGGGCCGGCCATGATCGTGGCGCAATGGACGCCGGCCGGGCAACTGCGGATCCTGCACGAATACATTCCCGGCCGCATCGGCCCCACAGGCTTCGGCCTCGGCTGCAAACGGGTGCTGGACAGTCATTTCCGCGGGCTGAAGGTGGAGCGGGCAACCGGCGATCCGGCCGGCTTTGCCGGCGCCGATCCGGAACATGGCGACAAGGCCATGCTGCAGACCGTCGAGGAAATTCTGGCAGAGGTCATCAGCCCGGCCGAAAGCCAGTCAATCGACATCCGGCAGGATGGCGTTCGCCAGCTGCTGCGCCACCGTATCGACGGCAAGACGCCGGCGCTGCTGGTGTCGCCCCGCTGCAAAATGCTGCGCAAGGGCTTCAATTCCCACTACCGCTACCGCAAACGCAACGGCACCGACCCGAAGCCGGAAAAGAACGAATTTTCGAACCCGCATGATGCGCTGCAATATCTGGTCGAGGATCTGATGGGCGTCGAGGGCATCAAGCGCGGGCTCCTGGGCGGCGGGCGTGGCGATGCGATCGGCGCGGAGGATGAGCAGGAATTTGGCGGAACGGTTTCTGTCAATGCCAGTTTCGATGTGTTCGCCACATGATCGCCTTCCGCGCCGCGACGCTGGCCGACATGGCCGCGATCAAGCCAGTGCTGCCGCGCCGGTTCGGCGCGCTGTTCACGACACAGATCCTCAGCTACCCGGCCTGGTGCGTCACCATCGATGATGTGCCGGCGGCGCTGTGCGGCAGCGCTCCGTGCGGCGAGCATATCGAACTGTGGTTCGCCACGGCCGCCGACTTCCCCAGCCGATACGGCCGCACGGCGGCATTGCGCGAAATCTTCATCAAGACGGCGCTGTTCATGGAGGAAGCCAGCCTGATCGTGCGCATCGATGACGACAACCCGGCCGGCCAGCGGATGGCGCGGCTGATCGGCTTTCATCCGACATCGGAACTGCTCGGCCCCTCGGGGCCGCGCACCTGGTTGCGCCCGCCGGTCACGGCCGCTTAAAAAGCAACAAAGGCCCCATGGCCTTAGTCTGCCGGTACTGACGACCAACGCCGGAGACTGACGTCATGGAAATGCTGTTTGGGAAAAAGCCCCAGGGCCCGAGCGCCGCCGAAAAGGCGATGCAGCGCGACCGTTCCCAATCCGCCAACCAGGCTGATGCCGAAGCCTCCCAGAAAATGGCGCTGGCGGCGCGTGCCGGATCGCTGCGCAAAAGCCTTGCCTACAATGACCGCGAGAAGCGCGGCGTGATGGGTGCCTGATGGCCGAGGCCGCACAGCGCCAGGAAACCAGTGCGGAGCGGCTGAAGCATATCGCTGATGCCGGCGAGCGCGCCTATCAGGCTTGTGCGCCGCACAAGGAACATCTGAACGAACTTTACGAGTATGTCATCCCCTACCGCGCGCCGATCGGCACCAATGCCGCCCGGCAGCGCAGCCGCATGGATCGCATCTTTGACAGCACTGCAACCAAGGCGGCGTTCCGCTTCGCCGGGCGGATGCAGCAGGACGTGACCCCTGCCTTCCAGCGCTTTTTCGAGCTGAAGGCCGGTCCCTACCTGAAACTCGACAAGGATCAGCGCAAGGCGGTGAATGAGGCGCTGGCCGATGTGTCGACCAAGATCGCCGCAGCCATCGAGGGCGCGAACTTCGCCACCGCCAGCCATGAAATGTATCTCGACCTGTTTGGCGGCACCGGCGCGCTGCTGATGCTCGAGCATGAGCGTGACATCGTCCGCTTTGTCGCCGTGCCTGTCGGCGAAATCGCGCTGCGCGAGGACGGAGCCGGCAAGGTTGACGGGGTTTATTGGAAGAAAACCTACAAGGCGCGGACGCTGCCGGGCATGTGGCCTGTCGGCAAGATGCGCATATCGCGCGACCTGAAAGAGATCATTGAGAAAAAGCCGGATGATGATGTGGTCATCATGCAGGCTTGCGAGTGGAATGACGTCAAGGGCGAATGGCACTTCTGTGTTTTCCGGCCCGGCGCGCTCGACAAGGATGGCCCGCCGATCTTCGAAACATGGGAGCAGACTTCGCCCTGGCTGACGCCGCGCTTCTACAAGGTGCCCGGCGAGGCCATGGGGCGCGGTCCCGGCCTCATGGGGCTGCCGACCGCCAAGACGCTGAACAAGGTGACAGAGCTGACCATCAAGGCGGCGGCTTTCGCCATTCTCGGTCTGTGGATGTACAAAAACGACCGGGTGTTCAATCCCAAGACCGCCGTGATGAAGCCGGGCGCCATGTGGGCCGTCGGTTCGACCGGCGGCAACATGGGCGCATCGATCCAGCGGCTTGATGTCCCGGCCCGTTTCGACATTTCCAACATCATCCTGCAGGATCTGCGCGAGCAGGTGAAGCAGGTGATGCTCGACGACACATTGCCGGCTGACAGCGGCGCCGTGCGCTCGGCCACGGAAATCACCGAGCGGATGAAACGCCTGGCGCAGGATCTGGGCGGGGCCTATGCCCGCATGGTGCTGGAAATCATCATCCCGCTGATCCAGCGGATCATCGACCTTTTGTACCGGCGCAAGCTGATCGAGCTGCCGATCACCATCGACCAGCTGATTTCCAAAGTCGAGGTCGTGTCGCCGATCGCCAAGCTGAACCAGGCGCAGGACGTGTCGTCGATTGTCGAATGGCTGCAGCTGATGCTGAACCTGGGCGGCAAGGAAGCGATGATGCTGACCGCCAAGGTCGAAGACGTGTTCACCGACATCGGCCGGAAACTCGGCATCAGCGACAAGCTGATGCGTTCCGATGCCGAGAAGCAGCAGCTGCAGGCGCAGATTGCCGCCATGATCGCACAACAACAGGGACAGGCGCAGCCGGCACCGCAAGCGGCTTGACGAGGGCACATGACAGGGCAACCCGACACGCATGGCATTTCGGCTGACGCCGAACTGCGCGACATTGACCAGCTTGGCGACGAGCCGAGCATTGACGGCCTGATGGGCCAGATCACCGACATGCTGCAGGAAGCCGGAGGCTGGGCTGATCTGAACGCCAGCGCGCCGGCTCTGCAGAAAATGCGCGACATGCAGCGGGCCGCGTTCAAACGCGAGGCCAATTTGTTCCGCGATGTGTTCGCCACGCCTGACGGCCGCAAGCTGCTCGAGCTGCTGCTGGACAGGACCTTGCGCCGGCCAGTCCTGCCGGACGGCATTCTTGGCTTCAGCATGGACCAGCTGACGCCGGTGATGCTGATGCGCGAGGCGGAAAACAGTTTCGTGCGCGCGATGCTTGATGCGATCGCGCAGGCGGAAGGCAAGCAACCAGCAACGAGGGCATTTTCATGACAACCGAACCGACCGGCGGCACACCCGCCGCAGACCCGGCCCAGCCGGGCCAGACCATCGTCAACAGCGGCGCATCGCAGTCGACGCCGATCCCCAATGCACCTGCCGCGCCTGCTCCGGCGCAAAAGCCGGCCGCAGCCGAAATTTACAAGCCGGACGGACTTGGCGACCATCTGGTGGGCGCAACCAACCAGGAGACGATCGACCGGCTGCTGAAGGAAAACACCGGTTTCCGCCAGGCGCAGGCGACGCGGCCGCAAGCCTTCGCCAAGCCGGAAGACGTGACATTCGAATGGGGTGACAAGGTCAAGGAGCTGGGCGGCATCGCCCAGGATGACAAGGCGCTCGGCCTGTTCAAGACGCTGGCGGTTGAACATGAATTTTCCGCCAAGCAGATCGCCGCCATCCCGAAGTTTTTCGAGCTGGCCGCCGGACAGGGACTGATCGACCAGCCGTACAATCCGGCCAAGGTTCTCGAGGGGCTGGCACCTGCCGACTTTCGCGGATCGCCGCAGGACAAGCAGCTGCGCGGCGGCGAGCGGCTGCGGACGGCGGAAAACTGGCTGAACCAGCTGCCGGCGACGGCCGGTTTTGACGATGGCGTCAAGAACGAACTGAAGCTGCTGACAACGTCCGTCGACGGCGTGCGGGCGCTGGAGGCCATGATGAAGGCCGGCATGAACCCGTCTGTCTCGGCGGGCGGCGCCGGCAACGCCAGCCAGACTGTCAGCAAGGCGGATCTGGACGCCCGCGTCGCCGATCCGCGCTACTGGGCTGACAATCCCAAATATGACAAGGCGTTCGCCGAGGAAACGGCCGCTCTCTACAAGAAATTCTACGGCAACAGCTGATTGCCCTCAGTCTCCCCGCCACGCCTGACGCTGGCGGGGAGATGTCTGCCCCGCCCAAGCTGGCCAAGCCGCTGGCGGGGAAAGTGTCTGCCCCACCCTTAAGCGGCAAGCCGCTGGCGGGGGCCCCGGTGATAAAAAGCAACACCTTCCGGCCGCGCTTATCGTTTGGCGCATTCAGGGATGGACCCGGAGGAGCGCAGCGGCAACCGGCGGCATGACCGACAGGCCCGCAAGACATCCGGCAATCGGCCCCGAAATCCGTTTCAACGCTTTTTCAGGGGACCGTCATGTCCATCAATGCAGGCAATCACTATGTGCAGGAATACAATGCACAGGCCATTCACGTCTACCAGTCGGTAGGCTTCACCCTTCGCACCACGACCACGCCGCCGATGAAAATCACCGGCGAAAAAATGCACTTCCCGGTTTTCGGCTCGATCGAGGCGGAAGAAGACGTGAAGCGCGGCGACGTCGCCAAGCCGGTCAACGGCGCTGACACCGACGTCCAGGTCGACACCAAGAAGTCACGCGCCTTTGTCGAGGTCTATGAAGACGATCTCGACCAGATGACCGTTGACCGCAAGCAGGCGGAGGCCAAGCGCGCCGCCATGGCGCTCGGCCGTGTCCATGACCGGACGATCATCACGGCGCTGAAGACCGCAACCCAGGTCAAGGGCGCTTACGCCACGCTCGGCTCTGTCCAGCTTCTGGTGCAGTCCAAGCAGCAGCTGCAGGCCAATGACGTCGGCGTCGAGGACGGCAATGTGTTCGCCGCTGTCGACAGCGTCACCTGGGCGCAGCTGACCGGCGACAAGCGGTTCAACAACTCCGACTATGTCGGCCCGGCGCTGCCCTATGTTCAGGGCAATCTCGCCAAGACCTGGAACGGCATTCATGTGTTCTGCGTCTCCGACAAGACGCTGCGCACCGGCAACACCGGAACGGACGTCGACTGCCTGATGTGGCATCGCTCGGCCATCGGCTTCGGCTATGTGCGCGAGCTGACCACGACGGTCGACTGGGATAACCGCAAGGATTGCTGGACCCACAACATGCGCATGCGCATCGGCTCCAAGCTGCTGCTGCCGGAAGGCGTCGTCAAGATGAAGGCGCTGTATGACCCGGCGTCGATCTCAATCCCGGCCGCTTCCTGATCCTGATCCGGCCGGTGCGGTCCGCCGCGCCGGCCAACCGTGTTTTGCGTAACCCCTCTCAACTCTCCACAAGGAACAAAGTCCATGCGCACCATCGGCAATGGCACCATCCGCCGCAAAGACGACGGCATCACCTACGGCTCCGGCTCGAGCGCCAAGCAGCTGCAGGACTGGCGTCTGGCCTCCAATGACGACGCCGCCACGGTGATCGCCGCCAACTATTTCAATCCGCTGGCCGGCATCATGCAGGTCGGCGAAATGATCGACGCCTCGCTTGATCTCGACGGGACGCCGGTTGGCAAGAAATACATGGTGACGGCCAATACCGGCACTGTGGTCACGATCGCCGCCGTCACCTGACCGCTTCCGGTCTGCAATAGCCGGGGCGGCGGACCGCCGCTCCGGACCCCGCAACGGATCCGGGATCATGGACAAAGCCACAATCATCAACGCCGCCCTGTCGCGCATCGGCTGCCTGCCGATCCAGTCCGTTTCAGAGCCCGGCCCGCAAGGGCAGGCCCCTTTGCTCACCTACACGTCCGTGATCGACAGCATCCTGGCGCAATATCCCTGGCATTTCACCAAGGCGTTCACATCCCTGTCGCGCGAGACCGCGACGCCCGGCATGGGCTGGACATCCTCTTTTTTGCTGCCGCCTGACCGGCTGGCGCTGCCGCGCGCCTATTATGCCTCGGCGACCGACGAACAGCCGCTGAAGCGCTTCCAGCTGATGGGCAATTCCGTCCTGACGGCGACGGACGCGCTGTTCTGCGAATACCAGAAGAACTGGGAGCCGGCCTACTGGCCGAAATATTTCACCGAACTGGCGACACTGGCGCTGGCGGCCGAATATGCGCTGGAGATCCGCGAGGATCCCGGCCTGCGCAACAATCTGCGCCGCGACGTCTATGGTCCGCCCGAATACATGGGCGACGGCGGGTTCATCAAGATCGCCCAGGATCTCGACGCGCAGGCCAACGCCTCGCAACAGGCGGCATCCGGCGACAATCCGCTGACCGACATCCGTGCCGATTATGGCGACGACGCACGCGAAGGCTGGGGCTGACATGGCGCGCGTCACCAAGGTTCAGGCCGCACATACCTACGGCATACTCGACAAACATCTGGCCGAGCGCACAGACACAAAATTTGTCAACGGCTCGCTGTCCGACGGGCTGAACATCATCATGCTGCCGCAGGGCGGCTACATGGACCGGGGCGGCTCCACCGACTTCGGCCGGCTACGCCGCAAGATGGCGCTGCAGGCGTTCACCGCGCCGATGGCCAGCCTGCCCAATGGCGGCACGGCAGCCGACCTTGTGGCATCCACGCCGATCACCACGGCCGCAGCGGCCGGGTCGCGCTTTGTGCTGGCCGAAATCGACTTCGGCGCGCCGACAGCGCTGCAGGCGATCGATATCGGCAAGGTGAAGGCCGGAACATCGGGCGGCAATGGCGCGCTGATCGCCGAATACTGGACAGGCTCGGCCTGGGCGACGTTCGGCACAGCGCAGTCGCTTTCGACGACGGCGCGCAGCCGCCGCATTGTCGCCGGCAAGCCCGGCACCGCCAACATCACCGCCAGCAAATTCCGCGTGGCGGTCGACGCGGCGCTTGCTGTCGGGCCGATCTCGTTTGCCGGCATGGCGCTGTGGAGCGAAACGGCAAGCCTGTCGGATGTGGCGCTGTGGAAACATTCGCCGGACAAGGCCGTCAATTGCACCTTTGCCGTGACCGAAAACCATGTCGACGTGTTCCATGACGGAATATGGACCGGCTGTTTCGCCATGCCGGTTTCCGAGGCGATCGTGCGGCAGGTCAAGCCGGAGGCGCGTTTCGCCTCCATTCTGGCCTTCCATCAGGATCTGGAGCCGCAGCAGGCAACGGCGCTCGGCAGCGTTGCCGAATGGTCCTGCGATCCTGTGCCGTTCGAAAATGTGCCTTTGGTCGACTATGGCGCGGTCTATGCCAACGGTGCGACCGAAAAACAGGAAATCGCCTTCTACTCGTTTTCAACCGGTGAAAAATTCGAGCTGACGCTGGAGGGGCTGACCACCACGGCGATCACGTTCGACACGAACAACACGATCCGCGCGGCCAATGTGCAAGCGGCGCTCGAGGCCTTGAGCAATGTCGACCCCGGACTGACCGTCACGGCAACATCGCCGATCGTGGTCGAATTCACCGGCGGCCGCAACGACAAGCGCGACTGGCTGGCCATGTCGTCGACCGCACTGGACAACAATGGCTATGTGCGGGTGCGCACCATCCAGCAGGGCAAGGCCGGCGGCGAGCCGATCATGAGCGCAGCGCGCGGCTGGCCGGCAGTCGGCCGCTTCGCGCAGCAGCGGCTGATCATGGCCGGGCTGAAAAGCCGCCCGACCGACATTCTGGCGACGCAGTCGGGATCCTCGACCGATCTCAACAATGAAGTCGGCATCGCCTCTGCCGGCCTGTCCTACGAAGTTGAAGGCTCCGCCAACAACGCCATCCGCGACATCGCTGTCAGCCGCACGCTGATTTTTCTCGGCGACGAGCAGGTATCGTATCTGGCGCAGACAACCGGCCTGTCGGCAACTGACGCGCCGCGCTTCGGTTCATCGGATGCGCCGGGTGTTGATCCGGATTGCCCGACCGTATCGTCGGACAATGCGCTGTTCTATGTGCAGGCCGGCGGCAACACGCTGCGGATCCTGTCCTATACCGAGCTGGAACAGAATTATATCGGCGACAATGCCTCGGTGCTGTCGGCGCAACTGATCAACGGCGTGTCATGGATGACGCGGCGGCGCGCTGTCGGCGCGATCGACAGCGACCTGATCATCATGGGCAATGCCGACGGCAGCATCACGGTGCTGACCATGATGCGCACACAGGAGGTTTCCGGCTTCTCGCCCTGGGCAACAGACGGCGCCTATGTTTCCGGTGTGGTCGACAATGGCAATATGCTGTGGCTGGCCGTGCGCCGCTCGGTCAACGGCACGGACGAAATCCGGCTTGAGCGTCAGGACCCGGACGGCATGCTGGACGAAGTGGAGAACCGCAGCCACGCGACGCCGGCGCGCGTGCTGAACGGCCTGTCGCGGTTCAACGGCCGCTCCGTCTGGGTCAAGGCCAATGACACGCTGCAAGGGCCTTATGCGGTATCCGGCGGCACTGTGACGCTGGACGCGGCCGTCACCGGGGCTGTGCAGATCGGCACATGGATCGCGCCTTTCGCCACCGACCATGCCTACCGGCCGGAAACAGAACAGCAATACCGCATGGCGCGGCAAAAGCGCGTCAACCGGGTGCAGCTGTCGCTGGTCAACACGACGAATGTGGCGCTTTCGGTCAATGGCGGCGCGGTGTTCGACGTGCCACTGGTCGACAGCAATGATCTGCGGTTCGGCGAGGGCGAGCTGGCGCGGCCCTTCACCGGCCGGCGTGAAGTGGAAGGCATGCACGGCTTCACGCCGGGCGCAGAAATCACCGTGACGCAGACGCGCCCCGGCAAACTCCTGGCGCGCGCTGTCGCCAAGGACATCGCAGCATAGGAGCCGCACATGCAATTGATCGGCGGATTGTTCACGAGCCTGATCGGCGGCGGCGCAGCAGCCGGAGCCGTCGCCACCGGGGCAAGCTCCGGCCTGACGCTGCTGCAGGGACTGGCGACCACAGTCGGCGTGATCTCGCAGATCGGCGCCGGCATCGCCCAAGGCAACGAACTGAAGGCGCAGGCGATGGAACAGCAATTCCAGAGCCGGGAGGAATTCATTCGCGGCAAGGAAACCGACGCGGCGCTGAAGCTGGAGCTGGCCAAGACCATCGGCAACCAGACCGTCGCCTTCGCCGCCGGCGGGGTTGATCTCGGATCCGTGTCGGCCGTCAAGGCCAAGGCGCAGGCGACGCAGGACGCCGAACGCGAATTGTCGATCAACTCGGCCGAAAGCCTGTCGCGCTCGCTGGCGCGCAAGCGGGCCGCCGCCAATCTGCGCGCCAAGGCGTCCAGCGCAGTGATGCAGGGCGTGCTGGGCGGGCTGGAGACCGGCATTGATTTCGGCATCAACGTCGCAAACAGGGGCTGACATGGGAACCTTGCCTGAATTTGACGCCAAAGCCCCGCGCCAGGGCATGCTTGACGTTTCCGGCATCGGCACCGGCCAGACCGAAATCTGGTCCCAGATCGCCGGCATGGGATCGCGGATCGCCGCCAAGCTCGGCACGATGGCGGACAAGGCCCGCGTCGCCGAAGTGCAGCAGCAGGCGCTGACAGAGACATCCGCAGTCGCCATGCCAAGCGTCAGCTTCGCCTTCAAGCCCGGCACTGCCGGGGCGCAGGCGAAGGCGGGCGCGCCTGATCCGTCAATCAACGGCATCATTGCCGCCGCCGCGCAGAAATACGGCGTTGATCCGTTGGCGCTGCAGCGGATCGCCATGATCGAAAGTTCCGGCAACCCCAATGCCAAAAACCCGAAAAGTTCGGCCGGCGGCCTTTTCCAGTTTATCGACAGCACGGCAGCCGCCTATGGGCTGAAGAACCGGTTCGATCCGGTTCAGGCGGCGGATGCCGCGGCGCGGCTGGCCCGCGACAATGCGGCGCATCTGCGCGGCGTGCTGGGCCGCGAGCCAACAGCGGGAGAATTGTATCTGGCGCACCAGCAGGGGCCGGCCGGCGCCGCCAAGCTGCTGCGCGATCCAAACGCAAGCGCCGTTTCCGTGGTCGGATCAGCGGCCATCCGGCTGAACGGCGGCCATGACGGCATGACGGCCGGACAATTTGCGGCGCTGTGGACAACAAAGGTCGGCAGCGGCACGATGGCGGCAAAACCGAACGGACTGGTGACCGCCGGAAATATTGACCTTCACAATAGGCCAGTTGTAAAAAATGCCGACGGCAGCATTTCGACCGTCAGGTCAATTTCCATCGGAACTGATCAGGGCGAAGTGCTCATCCCGACTGTTTCACCGGATGGCAAAATCCTAACCGACGATGAAGCGGTGGCACTCTACAAGAAGACAGGAATGCATCTTGGCATTTTCAAATCTGTGGATGCGGCCACAAACTACGCCAAGAGCCTGCACGAGCAGCAAGCTATAGAGTATCAGGCAGCCGCGCCAGTCTCGACCGATCCTTCCGGGGCAATGAGCGCAAATGTTTCCGGCAGCTTCGGCGCGCTGCCGCAGATGAAGGCGGGAACACTGGCGGGCGACGCCTACAATGCGGCGGCCCGGTCGATCTACATGAACCGCGCCGACACGGCCTTGCGCTCCGGCCTGGAGGCGATCGCGCTCAACCATCCGGATGATCCGGCAGCCATGGGCGAGGCGATGGACGCCTTTTGGTCCGGCCAGACCAGCGGCATGGATCAGCAGGCCAAGGTCGAGCTGCAGCAGACCTATGAACGCGCCAAGGCGTCAATGACGTTCCAGGCGGCGGAAGGGTTCAACCGCAAGCTGGAGCGGGACACGCTGGCGAGTTTCGAGACCAACATCGCCGTGCGCACCGACGGGGCATTGAAGCGGGCGGAAACGCTGCCGCTGACGCCGGAAGGCGATGCGGCGCTGACCGGCGAACTCGCCGACATTCAGAAGGCGATTGACGGCTCGAACCTCGACCCGGTCGAAAAGGCGCGCAAGAAGGCCGAGCTGCAGAACAGTGTGATGGCGTCGCGGGTGCTGGCCGGCTTCCAGGCGCAGAAGGACCCGCAAAAGCGCGCCGACTATGCCCGCACCTTTGATGCCGAGTGGAAGGCGTCTGAAGGCTTTGCCGGACAGGTCGACGCCGGCACGCGCGACCGCATCAATGGCGCGATGGCGGACGCGCTGAAGGCGGACGCGCAGGATGCAAAGGAACGCGGCACGGCGCTGAAGAAAACCATCGACGGCCAGATCGGCTTTCTGGAAAAGGGCATGCCTGTGGCCCCGGCGACAATTTCGGCCATCCGCGCCGAAGTCGAGCGCACCGGCTCGGCCGAGCTGTCGCAAAGCCTCGCCTATCTCGACGGGCTGGCGACATGGCAAAAGACGTTCGCCGGCCAGCCGCCGGCGCTGATCGGCCAGCAGATCACCGAACTGAAGCGGCAGATGGCGAGCGAGGGCGCAAGCGAGGCGGCTGTGACGACGCTTTCCGTGATGGAAAAGCTGCAGTCGACCATGGAGACGGCGCTGTCGACAGATCCTCTGTCCTATGCCGCATCGACCGGCAAGACCGATATCGCGCCGCTCGACTTCGCCAATCCGGCGGCAATGCAGGGTTCGCTGGCGACGCGCGCCGCCAGGGCGCATGCCGTGGCGGACCGCTATCAGGCTCCGGTCAAATTCTTCACCGCGCCGGAACGCGAGGCGCTGGGCAAGATCCTTGAGCAGAGCCCGGAGCAGCTGCCGCAGATCGCCACCCAGCTTGTCGCCGGCCTCGGCACGGATGCGCCGGCGGCGCTGAAGGAGATTTCCAAGGATGCGCCGGTGCTGGCGCACATGGGCGGGCTGATCGCCGCCAATGGCAACCAGCGCTTCGCCGTCGACGTGGCGGAGGGATTGGCGCTGCGCAAGGCCGACAGCTACAAGAGCCAGCTGCCGCCGGACAAGCAGATCGCCGACGCCGCCTCCGAAACGATGGGAACGGCCATGGCGCGCGACCCGGAGACGGCGCAACGGGCGATCGAGACCGCGACGGCCGCCTTTGAACGGCGCATGGCCCGCAAGGGCCTGACCGGCGCGGATTTCGACAAGGCCGGATCGCCGGCGCGCGAGGAATTCCGCAAGGCGCTGAACGAGGCGCTGGGCGCAACCGAGATCTCCGGCGAACAATATGGCGGCATCACGGACGTCAATGGCGGCCAGACCATCGCGCCCAGCGGCTTCAAGGCGGCCGACGTGCAGACGGCTGTGTCGCTGATCAACAGCGATGACATGCAGGCGATGGGCGCAACGCCGGCCAATGGCGTGCCGTTCACCGCCGCGCAGTTCCGCCAGGCGCAACTGATCGCGACCGGCGACGGCCTCTACCGTCTGGCGCTCGGCGACCCGTTTTCCGATGAGCCGCAGATTGTCCGCAAGGCGGACGGCTCGCCTGTGGAGCTGGACATGCGGGCGCTGGCCAAGCGGCAGAAGGACGACAGGCGGACGCCATACAGCTACTATCCCGACCAGAAGCCTGCCGGCTTCCTGAATTTCTATCCCAAGGCGCAGCCATGAGTTTCTGGCTTTCAAAGGTCCGCGACGAGGATCCTTACGCCGCTCCGGCCGGCGGCGAGGCGTCACTGGCCGCGATCGCAGGCGCCGCCTATCGCTCGGCGCTTTATGTCGACAACACGCTGGCGGCCCGCAAGGCGCAGGAGGACGCGGTCGACGAACGCAATGCCGCGATTTTCGCCGATACCGGCATTGCAATCGACAATCCGTTCCGCACCAATGTGCGCACACCAAGCGACCGGCCGGGGCGGCAATTCTCCGGCTCGCAAGAGGTGCGGCTGGCGCAATATGAGCAGCGGCTGCAAAAGCTGGCCGAACAATATCCGGACGCGCGCGACAGCATCCGCGCCGGGACCGGCGTGCTGGCCATGGGGGCGGAGACCGCCCGAAAGGCCGATGCGGCGCTGGCGCAACAGATGGAGAGCCGCAGCGGCATCGGCAAATGGGCGGCGGTGCTGGCCGGATCGGCCGGGGCCATGTGGAATGATCCGGTGCAGATCCTGTCAATGGGGATCGGCGGCGAACTCTCGGCGGCGCGCAGCGTCTGGTCGGCGATCGGCAAGACGGCGCTGAAGGAAGCGCTGATCAACGGGGCGACCGAAACGGCGATGCAGCCTTTCGTGCAGGACTGGCGCGCCAAGGCCGGACTGGACCACGGGACGCAACAGGCGCTGGCCAACATCCTGACGGCCTCAGTGATCGGCGGGGCATTCGGCGCGCTGTCCGGCGCGGCGCAGGCAGCCGTGCGGCCGCGGCTTGCCGGCGCGGATCTGGAGGCGGCGACGGCCGCGGCGCGCCCGAAGCTGAAGCCGGAAATCAACAAGGCGCTGGACGGCGATCCGGCGGCGCTGGCCGAGGCGCTGCGGCCGCTGCGCAACGATTTGCCGGCCGATGTGCGCGGCGGCATGGATGCGGCCGAAATCGACGCGCATGCCGCCAGCCTGAAGCCGGCGCGCACGGCGCTGCCGGACCATGAGGCGGCGATGCGTCAGGCAGCGCGGATGGCTGATCCGGAAGCGGTCCATCCGCTCAACGCCGTCGATGAAAACCGGGTGTCGCGGCTGGCGGCGCTCGAATATGCGGGCGGCGCGAAGGGCGCCGCGCCAAAGGGCAAGGCGCACACGCTGTCCGAATTCATCATGGCGGCAGGCGGCATGACCGATGATGGCGGCGAACTGTCGGCGCTCAACCTGCAGGGGCGCGGCAAGGCGTTTTTCGGCAGCCTCGTCAACCCGGACGGCCGCAATCTCGACGCCATGCGCGAGGCTGTGGCAGAGGCCGGCTATTTCACCGAGAAATTCGGGTCGATCGAAGAGGCGATGACGCGCTCGACGGTCAATGACCTGCTCGACGCGCTGGACACGGACATGCGCGGCACACCGGTGTTTTCCAGCATAGACATGGCGGAAGGCCGGGTGAGCGACAGCGTGCGCCAGACCGTCACCGAGGCAAGAGCGAGCGCCGCCGACCATATTCACGCGGTGCTGGCCGAAGGCGGGCCGGGCCTTGACGACGAGCTGGTGCGGGCGGCGGCGCAGTTGCATGCGCAAGGGCTTTCCGCTGATGCCGCCATCGAGCGGGCGGCGATCCAGCTCGGCGACGCCAAGCCGCGCGGCAAGGCGGACGGCTGGCGCATCAGCGACGACATTCCCGGTTTTGAACCTGTGGCTGATGGTGTCGACGATGTGCCGCAGCGACTGGCCGCGCCGGAGGATTACGACATGCTGACCCCCGAGGAAGTCGACGCGCTGGGCGACATGGAAGGCTTTGACGAGGGAACGCTGCACGATGCCTGGGGCCTCGCCGTCACGGATGAAGACATTGCCGCGCTGCTGGACAGCTGCCGGCTGCGCTAGGAGAACACCATGAACCTTGACGCCTGTCTCAAGGCCGCCATTGACGGCAAGGCCATCACCAAGCGCATGGCCGACGATATCCGCAGCGATTGGGAGCGGTTGCAGAAGCACCGCAAGCCGGGCTCCGGCCCGCTGGCCGGGCAGGAAGCGCTGGACCAGCTGATCCTCGACTATCGCGCCGCCGCCGCCAACCGCAAGCGAAATGTGACGCTGCAGGCGCGGACGCTGCTGCAGACGGCGGCGGACCTGAAATCGCATCGCGGCCCGGACGGGCAGGCGGCGCTGGAGCAGGCGGCGGAAGCCAAGCTCGAGCATGAGGGCGGCTTCGGCTTCGTGTCGGTCGCCTACCTGCAGAAATCACTTCTGGGGCAGGCGCAGGCCAAGATGCAGTCAATCCTGATCCATTTCCAGCGCGGCAAGCTGCTGGGCGATCTTGACCGCCACAACAAGGCCGACCTTGCCAAGGTTGTGGCCGAACTGTTTGGCGAGGACAGCGGCGACGCCAAGGCGAAGGCGCTGGCCAAGGCGTGGAAGGACACGGGCGAATGGCTGCGCCAGCGGTTCAACGCGGCCGGCGGCGCGATCGGCAAGCTGGAAAACTGGGGCCTGCCGCAGCACCATGACGAGCTGGCGCTGACCCGGCGCGGACGCGACGGCTGGAAGGCCGATATCAAGCCGATGCTTGACGTGACAAAAATGCGCCATCCGCTGTCCGGCCGGGCGGTGACGGAGGACGAGCTCGACGGGGTGCTTGACAGCGTGTTTGACACTGTGACCACCGGCGGCTGGATCGACCGCAAGGTGACCTCGCAAAAACTCGGCAAGGGCATGGTCGCAGGCCAGCATGCCGAACACCGCTTCCTGGTGTTCCGCGACGCGGCGAGCTGGCTGGCCTACCAGAAGGATTATGGCGGCGGCGACGCCTTTGCGGCGATGATGGGCCACATCAGCATGATGACCCGCGACATCGCCGCCATGGAGGTGCTGGGCCCGAACCCGGAGGCGACCATCACCTGGCTGAAGAACTGGATTTCCAAGGAGGCGGCGCTGAAGCGCGCCGGCAAGCCGTCGCTGATCGCCGGTTCCGCAACCACCGATCACGGCCGCAAGCTCGATACGCTGTGGAACTCGCTGCGCGGCCAGCTGAACACGCCGGTCAATTCGGCGATGGGCAGCTTTTTTGCCGGGGCGCGCAATTTTGTCACATCGGTTTCGCTCGGCGGGGCGCTGCTGTCCTCAGTGTCGGACATCGGCACATCGCGGCTGGCGCGCTCGTTCGCCGGCCTGTCAACCAGCGGCACAGTGACTGACATTGTGCGCGCGTTCGGCACGGCGACACGCGACGAGGCCATTGCCGCCGGGCTGATCTTTGACAGCGCCACCCATGTGTTTCACCAGCAGGCGCGCTATGTCGGCACGCTGAACGGGCCGGCCTGGACCGGCTATCTGGCCGACCGTGTGTTGACCCTGTCCGGTCTGACGCCCTGGACGCAGGCCGGCCGCCACGCTTTCGGCCTTGCCTTCATGAAGGAGCTGGCAGATCGGACGACAAAGCAATTTGAAGTGCTGCCGTCTGCGCTTCAGGCGACATTCACACGGCACGGACTGTCAGCGCGTGACTGGGACAAAATGCGCAGTGTGCCGACCTATCTGATGCATGACGGCCTTTCGGTCATGCGGCCCAACGAAATCGACAGCCGCGTCGACGCCAAGCTGGCCAGCCGCTATCTGGCGATGATCATGGCGGAAACCGAATATGCTGTGCCGACCGGCTCGCACCGGGCCCGCACATGGCTGATCAATCAGAACCAGAGCGGCACGCTGATCGGCGAGGTGATCCGTTCATTCGCCCAATTCAAGAGCTTTGGCGCACTGTTCACGCTGCTGCACGGCAAGCGCATGTATCACATGGCGCTGGGCGGGCGGAAAGGCGACGCCGCCTTCTATGCGGCGCAGCTGGCGATCACGACATTCATCTGTGGCGCGGTTTCCGTTCAGCTGAAGGACATGGCTGCGGGGCGCAAGCCACGCGACATGGGCAGCGGCGCTTTCATCGGCGCGGCGGCGCTGCAGGGCGGCGGCCTCGGCATCTGGGGCGATTTCCTGTTTTCCGACATCAACCGCTATGGCGGCACAATGGGCGGCAACATCGGCGGGCCGCTGTTTGAAAAGGCCAGCGACTTCACCAATCTGACGCTGGGCAATCTCATCCAGCTCGGCACCGGCCAGAAAACCAATTTCGGCCGCGAGCTGACGCGGTTCATTTCGTCGAACGTGCCGGGCAACAATGTCTGGTACACGCGGCTCCTGTGGGAGCGCGTGCTGATGGAGAACATCCAGCGCGTGCTGGATCCGGAGGCCGGCAAGGCTTTCCGCAACCGCATCCGCCAGCGGGAGCGCGACTATGGACAGGGCTATTGGTGGGCCCCCGGCTCGACAATGCCGGCCTTCTAAAAGGCAACAGCGGACGGCGCTTGCTACCGTGGCATTGCGGCCTCGGGACCGGCCGCGCCGCAGGCTCCCGCGCCTTGCCCTCGTCGCGCGCGGGAGCCTGCATTCTTCGCCCCGCCCACGTGCTTCCCGCTTCGCTCGGCGCGAGCGGGGGATATGTCTGCCCCGCCCTTAAGCGGCAAGCCGCTGGCGGGGACCCCAGTGCTAAAAAGCAACAGCGCCGCCTGCCGCTTATCGTTGCGGCATGACCGCGACCGCCCTGCCTTTCAACGACCGCATGACGCTGCTTTCGCCGGCA